TTCCGAAATAGATAAATGTAATGATAATGATACTTTGAAAAATATTGCTAAAGCATTCTGTAAACTTTATTATAAACAACAAGAGACAATGCAAGTTATAGGAATTCCAAATGGCAACTAAAAAAATAACATTTGATCCTGATGCAGATTCAACACCATCTGCAAATTTTACTATTCTTGGAGGTGCAAATTTCCAAGGAGACTTTGAAGTAGTAAGAACTTCAAATTCTGCGTTTAATTTAGAAGGATACTCTGGATCATCTCAAATGACAAAGAGTACTTCTATTGGATCGACTGCTTTTCCTGCCGCAACATTTACAGTTGGATTTACTAGTGCTGCAGATGGTAAAGTTCGTATATCTTTGGCGGGAACGGATACAAAGTCTTTAACAGAAGGTCGCTATGTTTATGATGTTCTTGTAAGTTCTGGAAATACTTTCTACACTTTAGTAAATGGAAATATTCTTGTCAGACCAGGAGTGTCTTCTATAACTTCACTATAAATACTAAAAAGGTAATATATTATAAATGGCACAACCATCTAGCCGATCAGAACTTATTACTTATTGCAAAAGACAACTGGGCGCTCCTGTTCTAGAAATTAACGTAGCTGACGAACAGGTTGAGGATCTTGTTGATGATGCCTTACAGTATTTTCATGAAAGGCACTATGATGGTGTAAGTCAAGTATATTTAAAGTATAAGATAACACAAGCAGATATTGATAGAGGAAGAACCAGAGGAGGTAGTACTCCTGTAGGAATTGTTACAACAACTGCAACTTCTACTATTGTTGGAACAGCAACTACTTTTACTTTTGAAGAAAATAGTAATTATTTACAAATTCCTCCAGCAGTTATTGGTATAAACAAAATATTCAGATTTGACGGTTCTAACACTGCAACCAATAATATGTTTAGTGTAAAATATCAACTGTTTTTGAATGATATTTACTATTGGGGATCAACCGAAATATTAACATATGCAATGACAAAGAGATATCTAGAAGATATAGACTTTTTATTGAATACTGAAAAGCAAATAAGATTTAATCAAAGACAAGATCGATTATATCTTGATATTGACTGGGGAAGTGTGAGTGAAAATGATTATCTAGTTATTGATTGTTATAGATTGTTGGATCCTAATGACTTTACTAGAGTCTATAATGATCCATTCCTAAAAAGATATTTAACTGCTCTTATCAAAAGACAGTGGGGACAGAATCTTATCAAGTTCCAAGGAGTAAAACTTCCAGGTGGAGTTGAGTTGAATGGTCGTCAGATATATGATGATGCAGAAAAAGAATTAGACAAAATTCAGGAGCAAATGTCCAATACATATGAACTTCCCCCTCTTGATATGATTGGGTAAGAACTATGTTAAATCCATTTTTCCAACAAGGTTCTTCTGGGGAACAAAGTCTTGTCCAAGATTTAATTAATGAGCAATTGAGAATGTATGGGGTGGAGGTACACTTCATGCCACGTAAATATGTCACAGAAAATACCATTCTAAGAGAAGTAATAGAATCAAAATTTGATGATGCCTACCCTATAGAAGCCTACGTTGAAAATTATGATGGATATGGAGATACTCCGACACTATTATCAAAATTTGGAATACAGCAGACAAATGAAATAACACTAATAATTTCAAAGGAAAGATTTGAGAGTTATATTTCACCATTAATAAAAAACGAATCTAATATCAAATTATCTACAAGACCAAAAGAGGGAGACTTAATTTATTTCCCACTTGGCAATCGAATATTTGAAATTAAATATGTTGAACACGAAAGACCTTTCTATCAACTGCAAAAAAATTATGTCTATGAGTTACGATGTGAACTCTTCCGTATCGAAGATGAAATTATTGATACTGGAGTCGATGCCATCGATAATACTCTAGAGGGAATTGAAGGAGCAGATGGAGACACTATCTTCCAAGGAACAGGTATTCAAAAACTAACCTTGGTTGGCACTGCATCTTCTGCAACTGCTGTTACCACAAAAGTTGACGGTGCTATTAGATTCATTGACATTACAAATAGGGGATCTAATTACACTGTAAGACCAAGGGTTGCAATTTCTTCTGCACCAGCTGGTGGTGTAACTGGTATTGGAACCATACTTACACTTGGAGGAATAGTTGTTTGTTCTGGAGCAGCAAGTCCAGAAGGAAATCAACTTGTAGTTCAAAGTGCACCTTTAGTAAATCCAGGTTCTGGATATACAGTCGCACCAAAAATTCAGTTCTTTACTAATAACGCTGATGGAACAGGATCTGGTGCAGCAGGAACTTCTATCATTACAAATCATGGTGCTATCGGTGTTGTTACAGTCACTGGAGGGGGTTCAGGATACACCACAGCACCTACAATTACCTTTACTGGTATATCGACAGTCTCAGCTGCTGCAACAGCGGTTGTAAGCGCAGCAGGAACTATTTCAGCAATTTATATTACCAATGCTGGTGCAGGATACACAGAACCACCAACTATCTCTATTGCATCTCCAGGATCTTCTGGATCTGGAGATTTCTCATTCAACGAAACAATAACCGGAGGAACATCTGGAACCACTGCAAGAGTGAGAAAGTGGGATACTTTAACTTCTGAACTTGATATTTATGATGTAGATGGAACATTCTTGAGGGGAGAAACAATCACAGGATCAGTTTCTGGTGCAACTAATACTATTAGAATTGTAACCACAAGTCCAGCAGACGATGGATTTGCGGATAATGATAATTTTGAGACCGAAGCAGATGCAATTCTAGATTTTACGGAACAAAATCCATTCGGAACCCCATAAACATAAATATAGTACACAAGGTATCTAGAAATGTTTGAGTATTTTTATAACGAGATATTGAGGAAAACTATTATTTCCTTTGGTACTCTTTTTAATGGTATAGAAATTCAGCATACGGATAGTTCAGACAACATTACCAGTGTTGTCAAAGTTCCTCTTGCTTATGGACCAACTCAAAAATTTTTAGCAAGACTTGAGCAAACAGCAGATTTAAATAAATCAACAGCAATATCATTGCCAAGAATGTCCTTTGAGTTTACTGGACTTACATATGATCCATCTAGAAAAGTAACAACAACTCAACAATTTACTGTTAAGGATCCAAACACGGAAACCACAACTAAAAAGGTTTTCATGCCAGTTCCATATAACATGCAATTTGAGTTGAGCATCATGACTAAATTAAATGATGATGCTCTACAAATTGTAGAGCAAATTTTACCATATTTCCAACCAGCATATAATTTAACAGTTAATTTGGTTGAACCAATAAATGAGAAAAGAGATATTCCAATTATACTAGAGAATATTACAATGCAAGATGATTATGAGGGTGATTATAAAACCAGAAGAGTTCTGTTGTATACTCTCAGATTTACTGCAAAAACGTATCTATTCGGACCAGTAAGTACAGCAACAAAAGATATCATTCGTTCTGCAAAAATCAGTTACCTTGCCGGAACAGACACTACAAATACCGATAGAGATATTACATATACTGTTGTACCAAGAGCAATCAAAAACTATACAGGAACAGTTCTTACAAACTTATCAAAAGATGCTGTTATTGCCGATAGCGTTTTTGAAGTTGAAGATGGAACAACGATCACTGCCAAAACATATATTGACATAGACAATGAAGAACTATTTGTTACTGCCGTTAGCGGCAATAAAATTACTGTTGAAAGAGGGAAGGATGGTACACCGATTGAAGATCATGTTAGAGGTTCAGCAGTTAGATCTATCACGGACAGTGACGATGATTTAATTCCAATGGGAGATGATTTTGGATTTGATGGATCGATAAGTTGAGATGAAAATGACTAAAAAATTTGACGAATTAAATGAGTCTTTCAATGTTTCCAATGACATTGTTACTCCTGAAGTTGTTGATCAAAAAATAGAAAAGATCAGAGAAAAAACGGATGAGGTAACAAAAGACTACGAATATACCAGAGGAAATCTATATTCTCTTATTGAAAAGGGACAAGAAGCAATTAATGGTATTTTGGAATTAGCACAAGAAAGTGAAATGCCAAGAGCATATGAAGTTGCAGGACAACTGATTAAAAATGTTGCTGATGCCACAGATAAATTAATGGATCTTCAGAAGAAATTAAAAGACGTTAATGAAGAGTCTACAAAAGGACCTACTAACGTTACAAATGCATTGTTTGTTGGTTCTACAGCAGAACTTGCTAAACTTTTGAAGAGTGAACGTAAGGAAGAGAATAAATAACTTTGGGAGAGAAATCCCAAAGTACAAATGTTACTCATACCATGTCACACGAAGAGTTACCTTCGATTGAAGAGTTTACTGAAGATTTTAGTAAACTACCATCAGTCGATGATTTTTTAACAGAAGGAGCACTGAAGGAATTACCTTCTGTTGAAGATTTCATTGAAAAAGAACAAGAAGTATTAGTAGAAGCAACGCAAACGATAGAAGATGCTGAAGGAAATTCGTTTGCTGAAATAAAAGATATAATCCCACCGTTTCCAGAATTAATTCGTTTAATTAATGATGTCAGAAGAGATATTCCTGACATCCCAGAAATTAAATATTACGATAAAGAACTAGAAGATTTAACGGAACAAATTAACAGGGTAAGAGAAGAAATACCCGAAGTTAGATACTATGAAGCAGAAATAGAGGCTATCTGTGATCAAATAGACCTCGTAAAACAAGTAGTAGAAAAGAACGCTGCAGATATTCCAGAAATAAAATATTATGATGAGCAGATCAGCGAATTAGAACATCGCCTTGATCTTGTAAGTCAAAATATCACTCAACTTCCAGAACCAAGGTATTACGAGGAGGATCTCGAATCTATTAAGGTAACGATTCAGGAAGTTCAGAATCAAATTCCAACATTCCCCAAGTGGGTCAATGAAGTTAATGAGGTTCCTGATTTTTCTTGGATTGGAAAGACTTTCAGTGTCATTGATGATGACTTTGTTAAAGTTCATGATGCAGTTGAGGGATTAAGAGGTAAAGTTGAATATGATCTTGATCAACTTGCAGAACATTTTGATAAGAAAGAATTTGAAACCAGAACCGAATTTAATGAATTAAGAGAAAGTATCAATAGTAGATTTGATACGGAAAAAGAAAAAATTTGGAAAGAAATCAAAGAGACCTCAATGAGAATGTGGGGTCACCATAAAGAATTTAAAGATGATGATAGAAAGTTAAGAAAACAATTACTTGGAGAATACAATACTCTTAAGCAGACTCTCAAAAAAGATTTAAAAGAAATAAATCAAGAAAGTGTAAAAACAGATGAATTACTTCTTGGATATTTTAACGATCTGAAGAAAGAAATTTCAGAGTTACCTGAAGTAAAGTATTATGATGAGCAAATTGATGACGTAAGAAGTGAATTAAAAGAAGGATTTAAGTCTCTTAAAATTTTAGTTGAAGAGATTAGACAAAAACAAGAAGTTTTAAAAGAAGAGGTCAATAATAGACCCATACAACCAGATCCAAGTGAATCTAATATAGATCCGCTTACACCAACAGATCAAAACTTTGCTACTCATGAAGACCTAGCAAAACACTATAAGTTATTTGTAAACAGAATCCAACAGCAGTTATACACTATTGGTGGCGGTGGTGCTGGATTTATTAAAGATCTTGATGACGTTGAATTTGATCAAACCACTGGAACTGGAAAACTTCTCATCTACGATGGTAGTCAATGGGTAGGTATTGCAAGCACTGCGATTAGTGGTTCTCAAAATTTAAATGAAGTTCTTGGGGGAGGAAACACTTCATCATTGGGAATGAGTGTCGGCGTTGTTACTGCAACCAAACTTCATGTTGGAAGTGGCACTACATTTACAGAAGATTTAGTTGTAACAGGTGATGCCCGTGTAACAGGAATACTTACGATTGGAACTGCAACTATTACATTAGATCCAAACACAAATATTGTTAGAGTTGGTTCTGCTATAACATTAGATGCTTCAAATAATATCATTAGTGTTGGCGGATACAATATTGCAGATTCTTCTGGAAATGCAAATTATGCGGGTATTGTTACTGCATTATCAATAGATGCCACCAGTGCAACTTTTAGTGGAAATGTTTCCGTTGCAGGAACATTAACATATGATGATGTTACCTACCTCGATTCTATTGGAATTGCTACCGCAAGAAGTGGTTTGGAAATAGGATCTGGAAGTATTACTACTATTGTTTCTCTAGGTGCAGCAACAGCTACAACTACAACAACAGATCAATCCAACATTGATACTTTTGATGCTTCTGTGTTTAGGTCAGCACAATATCAAATTCAAATCACTCAAGATTCTTCATATCATGTTACTACACTAAATGTTTTACATGATGGGTCCACAGTATATTTGAGTGAATTTGGAACGATCAAAACTGGATCGTCTCTTGCAACATTTGATGCAGACATTGATTCTGGAAATGTAAGAGTTAGAGCAACTCCAAGTTCAACATCATCAACAGTCTTTAAAATTTCAAAAACACTCACAAAAGTATAATGAAAACGTTTAAGCAATTCCAAGAGTCTTGGACTAATAAATATAAAAAGAGTATTGACTGTTCTAATCCAAAAGGATTTTCTCAAAAGGCACACTGTGCTGGAAGAGCAAAAAGAGCAAAAGGTGAACAAACTAAATCAAAACCAGTAAAGTGATGAGCGAAAAGAAGGACCACGAATATTCTATGGCAAGAGCACAACTTGCTACGGTAATGAGTGCTGCTAAAAGACTCCGCTCAAAAATGAAGGGCGAAGGTGAACTTGAAGCATGGGTTCAATCAAAAATTACCAAAGCAGCAGATTATCTTGATTCTGCCGCTGATTATGTTGACAGTGGAGAAATGAATGAAGCAAAGAATGGTCGTTGTCCTGCTGGTCAATATTATTGCTACACCAATAAAGAGTGTAGACCAATACCTAAAGGGTTTATGGTAGATCCTGAAGGTATGCTCCGCAAGGAAAACGGTGCAACTGTTGATGAAGCAAATAAGAGTGGAGACTCTTCTTTGCGCGACTGGTTTAGTAAAAGTAAGTCTTCTGACGGCAAACCTGGTTGGGTTCAACTTGGCGGCAAATACGCAGGAAAACCCTGTGCAAAGCAACCTGGACAAACAACCAAACCAAAATGTGGTTCAAGCAAGATGAAGCGTGCTCTCTCCAAAGATGAGGAGGAAAGAGCATTTCGCCGCAAAAATCGTCAAGATCCAAATCCAGAAAGAAGCGGTAAGGCAATTAACGTCAAGACAGAGGAAACTCAAATGAGATCAGTATCTGAAGTTGCAGACTTTGTAACTCTGCCACTCCAAATTGAAATTCCAAACAATATTAGAGATTTCAATCTTGGGTTAATGTTCCGCGAAAGTTTGGATCAAAACAGTGGTATGCTCTTCATCTTTGATGAAGTAGCAGAACAATCTTTCTATATGAAAGAAACTAAAATCCCTCTGGATATTGCTTTCATCAGAGAGGATGGAACTATTGAAAGCATCAAACAATTAGAACCATTTGACGAAACCCCAGTATCTTCA